GTCGCCTCTTTTTTTAAAAAAACCCTATCGCCCTTACGCATATTGCATGGCCTACATATAGCTGCACAATTAAGCGGATCAAATGCTGAGCCACCCTTGCTACGTGGATAGATGTGATCTACCTGGTTAGCATCACCACCACCACACACGTAACACACATACCCATCACGTGCCAATACAACTAACCTGAGTTTTTTCCATTCTTGCGTACCAATCGCACGCTGTGACTTACTTGTCTTTTGTACCACTAATGCCAACCCTTACTAAGTAGATGCTCAGCTGCCTTACACGCATTAGGCTCATTATTAACATATCCATACCGGTGTCCAATATAGCGCATATGCCAGGTGATCTGCTCTTTAGGTGTAAGTGTAAGCACTAAAGGGTTACGCATCTGGCCTAGACCATAATGACTACCATTACGTGCTTTGTAATTCCACTTACTCTCTTGAATGATTATGTAGTTATAACATTCGAATTGATCCCATGACTTAAATGAGTTATATGCAAAGAGCTTTAAGTTAGGTATTGAGTTATCAGCTGCAACGGAATAATCTTTTGAAAAGAGTAAAGTAAATACCATTACACATAGGAGACACCAAACTCTGCGCCTTCCGAGCCCGCCTGCCGTTGGCTCAGCTTTTCTACTTAGGGTAGAACGCTTTTTAGGGTAGCAGATAAAGTCAATAGGGCTACATTAACTCCAGGTCTCACGATGTGATATACAACCTATATCATCTGTATCAAGCCAAGTCTGGTCATAGCCAGCCCTCATATAGACAACCATCCCGGATACTCGCTATCAGGATTATTAGCCAACCATTCTTGGCGCAACTGATTTTGCATAGCCCAATCAATATCGCTATCGGCCATTACTTAGCACTAACTAATAGACAAGTGTGACACTCGAAGGCTGCAAACATCCAAGCACCACACTTATCGCACCGGCACACATCACTATCTGGTGTATGCAAAGCCTCAGCTATATTCTTAACACCTACGCAGCCACAGCTCATACATTGGTAAGCTTTAAAACCCTCACCAATTACAAGCTGTTCAAGCCACAGAAACTCTGTGTCTCGCTTGCAGCCGTTACATTTAAACTGTGCATGCTTCATGGTAATATCCTATTGCCTGGTATTACAAGATACACACACTAGGTAATTACCACTATGTATTAACCTGTCATCATTACAAGCTATACATAAGTCATAAGACGGCGTTAGGGTTTGCTTATCATTTTCCATGCGTAATGTAAACCCTGATCCGTTAATAATCTCTACATATCCCATTTACTCACCCCCTTTACCTTGCTCGGCATCATCTGGCCAGTACCAAGTACCTGCAGCTGTAAGTTTTGCCCATTTAGCATCACAAGCATCTGCCTTTGGTGCGCTGCATACATATCCTGCATACGGTTTATTTGTAGCCTTAGCGATGCCTTCTTTCTTTACCATATCGCCATGCTTACAAGTAAAACCAACACTAGCCACTTCACCAATTTGTACAACGCTTTCACCAACAGACCAGACAACAGGATCAGACTCATTAGCAACTGCTTTAGCCTGTGTGTCCACAAGATGCAACGCCATTTCCATCGCAGCTGACTTAGATCCGGGTGCGCCGTATTTAGGTTTAAACTCTGCAACTTTGGTCATCTCCTCTCGGCTTGCACGTTTGCCTTTAGCCGCGTAACCCGCGTTTGCAAGTGCTCTACCGATCGCAGAAGTCTCACAATTTTCAAGCGCAAAATCACGATTAACACCGCGATCGCTAACGCTTTCGCTAGCAAGGCCGGTCGCGTACGCTTTTGTGTCTGCTTCTGTACGAAATAATTCAGCACTAACAATGTATCTAGTGTCTGTAGCCTGTTCAATTTTTGTAGATAATCTTCCATCTGGATAATCCTTCCACCATTTGTCTAGTCGGCTTTCGACTGTTTCATAATCAGCTAGATTAAACATTACTCACCCTCTCTAAACTCAAACTCGCCATCGGTCTCTGCATCAATACACATCTTGTAGATTGCCATGTATGCGATGATGTCCACGATACTGTCCTCGTGTCCAGGACTCTCAGCCAGCCTGGATATTTTCTGGAGAACGTTAATAATTGGTACGTCGTGAGGCATGATTGGAAAGTCAATGTATGCGCTGATTGACTTAGATATACGCTGCATGTTGTAGATTGCGTGTCCATAGACAACGCCACGCTCGTGGACAAGTGTTGTGGCATCGTTAAACAGCTTCTCAGTATTTGTTGGCATCGGTTTTATTTTCTATCATCCGGCGGTGCATATCCCAGCCATCTTTACGGCCACGCCAATATCCAACATCTGCAGCATTTGCTTTAAGGTGTTCGATGTACCAATACAGCACAGCGATACCGAGCATGACGTAAAACCATGCGTAAGCCGATTCTCTTAGGCTCATGCGCTTGGCTGCATTCTTGCTTGGAATAACTCAATAACTACGCCCATTTGTAGATCTTTATTCTTAAACATAAAAGTATCGATTTGTAGCAATACTTCATGGATTTGATCTGCTAGATCAGTACGACCTAACTGGCTTAACAGCTGTATTGCGTCATCTAATGTATCGATTGTCTCTGATCTAAGAGTGTTATCTCTTATCACAGCTTGTGAATGTAGCAGTATTGATTCTGCACTCATATAGCCCTAACTATGCCTACATACTTTGTGGCATAGCAGTAGTGTGCGCTTTCAGTATGACAATTAAAAGAGTTTGGGGTCGCGTGTCTATAACGATTGTGTAACGATGTTAAGCGTAAGCCTTGCCCAATGCTACGAATGAGCCATCCGATCCTATTGGCACTAACGTCGGTGTTAGCACCTTTCCGATGGTCTCTAGTATAGCAAAGCCCATCTGCCAATTCGCGCTTCCATAGCGTAAATAAGAGGCTTTTTTTCTATCCATTAGATTGCCTACCTCTACCCCATATAAGGCTCTGTAATGGCTTCCTACGCCCTCTGAATAGGCACTCTGACCTAGCCTATGGGTGTGGCCACAGAAGACAGACTTACCCCATTTTTTTGCTAGGTTTAAGGCTGTGATACCTGCGTGCTGTGACATATTGCCCTCATCCCCATGTGCCAGCATCCAGCCAGGGTGGAACTCATAAGCCTCTTTGTGGTATGTCATGCCCATATCGGCAAAGCCCATAAACTTTGGGTATTGCAGCTCTGGTAAGTTAATTAACCCAGGTACTTTGAGCAAAGTGCTATATAAGCGATCAGTATGATTACTGCGGATGATATGACACTCCGCGCTGTACTCGCTGAGATCCCACAGTATCTCTTTAGTAAGCTCGCGATCATCGTGAATGGTTTGCCGGTAAGCCATAGGTGTGCCTTCAGCCCACTTGCTAATTGTATTAAAATCAATTTCATCCCCGACCACCAATACGCTATCAAACTTCTCCTTACGTGCTAACTTAATTACATTCTTTACAGCTGTTACATGATGGAACGGTACTTGCAGATCACTTATTACTAAGTATCGCTTAATCGTCATCCTCATCTGGAGTAGGGATATTAGGTATGATCGCATCTGGCTTATCGTTAGCGATCCAATCGGGCATAGCGTTAGGCTCTTGCACAAACCACCACGCTAACTCGTCACTAAAGCCAGCCTTCTTAGCTGCTTTATATACCTCATGTGCTGTAATCATATGCACATCTAACTTAGATAATGGCTCAGGACTATTACGCACCACACGTCTATTGATCTTTTTACGCTTCACTTTAGGCTTGCGTGTATTAGTCATAAATAAATTATCGCTTACTAATTAACATAAAGAGATCATCAACACGCGACTCAAGCCTTGTTAATTGATCCTTCATGCTAGTACCGCTATTAGGTTTAAGCTCTGCTAGGTAAGACTTAATAACCCATCGTAGAGCCACTAATAAACTTGTACAGATGGCGCATACGCCAACGCATAATGCGACCCATTCTCCAGGGGTCATGCTTCATCTGCACCGAGGCCGTAGGCACTATCGGATTTATCTAAAGCCCTAGCTGCTGGCCCGGCTAATGCTGCAACTATCACAGATACGGCTGGGTCAAGTCCTAACTCATTACTTGTTAAGAATGTTAATAGCGATACAAGCACACCTCTAAAGTATGATTTTAGTATTGCTTTCTGCTTCTTACTTAGCTTCATATTTTGCCCCCTATTAGTGGTATGTCGAACGGCCTAGCATCTTGATCTGTATTTCCTTTTGTAAAACTAATATGTATGTGGTGCTCATGTTTGTTAAATCCTTTATACGGCCGCCAAGCCCAACCCTTTTTACTACTGGCTATGCGTGAGTTATGTATTACATAAGATATGCGTTTATCGGTTTTACCGCACTCTCGGATTTGGTCACTAAGATATACGCTGAGCCCCTTTTGTTTAGATAGCCCAACACTAATATCAATGGCTCTGACACAGTACGACCCATCCGCGACATCTGGATTATGGTCGGACTTTGTGGCAGCATGACGACTATCCCCGATCCAACCATCAGCTGATATATCCCGATCTGGATACCAGGTATCAACTTGATCCCTTAATTGCTTAGCAGCTTTAGATAACCAGGGTGTCATTAAAGAATATTTAATATCGCCTGAGCTTTAGCACACTCAACAATTTCAGTTTTAAGTAAATTAGTTACCTGATCGTATTGTTGTAATACTGCAAGTCTGGCTAATTTATTCATAGGACATTGACGGGCTGCTTCTTGATTTTCTAAATCTTTAAGGTGTATTAAATCTTTATCCCAATCACCATCAAGTGTTGATAGTAAAGTGTTATATGTAGAGATGTTTGCTTCATAGGATGCAACTTCTAATGTCCTTAACTCTTTAGGCGTTAGTTGTATATTTTCAGGTTCTATTTGTGGCATTTGTTATCCTTTGTTAGTAGTTAAATTACTGCAACGCCGTTGCCAGCCCCAGTAGGTGTGGTAGCAGGATCAGCATACTTAGTTCCAAAACCAGTAGATGATGAAAAGTCATAAGTTAAAACACTAGGTGCAGCATTAGAACCTAAAACAAGCAAACTACTATCAGGGCTAAATGCAACACTTAAACCTTGACCACTTGCCAAAGACGCAGGGTTTGAATACTTAGTGCCAAAACCAGTAGATGATGACCAAGGATAAGCGGTTACATAAGGTGTTGTTGCGTGCGCAACAGCAATTGCAGAATTGTCTGCACTAAATGCAACGCCACCACCTGTGCCAGTTGGTGTTGTTCCAGGGTTAGCGTATTTTGTGCCAAAGCCTGAACCTGCTGACCAAGGATAAGCGGTTACATAAGGTGATGTCCCATGTGCTACTGCAATTGCATCACCTGCATTTGTATATGCAACTCCGTTGCCATTATCTGTTGGCAAAGTGGCTGGGTCTGAATACTTAGTTCCAAATCCTGAAGCTGTTGTGAATGGATATGCGCTCACTCTAGGTGAATTAGAATGTGCTACTGCAATTGCGGTTGATGTAAAAGATACGTTTACACCTGTGCCAGTTGGCAAAGTGGCTGGGTTGGAATACTTAGTGCCAAAGCCACTAGAAAAACCATAAACGCTTACATATGGGCTTGCATCATGTGCTACTGCAATCACATTATTAGCAGGATTAAAACTCACACCTAAAGCTATGCCAGTTGGCAGGGTAGATGGGTCGGCGTATTTTGTGCCAAAGCCACTAGCAGAAAATGGATAAGCCGCAACATAAGGGGAACCTAAACCAGCCATAGCAACATTATCTGCGCTACTTGTAAAGGCTGGAAAAATACCATAACTAGGCGGTAAAGTTGCAGGGTTGGAATATTTTGTGCCATAACCAGCAGACCAAGGATAAATCGTTAAATAAGGTGTGGATGTATGAGCCACCGCTACATATTTTGTAGTAACAACTGGTGCCATACTACTTAAACTACCTGCTGTTAAATTACCAATCATTATGCAATTCCACCGACTACATACCAAGCGTTAGCAGCAGTCTTAATACATGCTGCTGATTTATATTGTGCAAGGGTCGGCTGTGCTGCCACAGTACCAGCACTTAAAATAGTAGTTGTAGCAGAAGTAGTCGCGCTAATTGTTACTGCACCTGCACCAATATTTAATACTGTAATAACTGTACCTGTTGGGAAAGCATAGGTCGCATCTGTTGGTATCTTAAATGCTACGGCTGTTGCTTTGTTCATAGGGATAAGCTGCTGGTATTCGTCACCGCTAGCGGCTGTGTAATCTACTGTCTTAGCGGTTTGTACTGTAAAGGCTGGTAGGCCGTTAAAGATTGTACTGGTGAGTACGTCACCTGTAACTACTGGAAAAGTTGGCATTATATCTCCTTAATAAGATAAGACGTCTTGGTCTATGACACCGTAATCTACGTTGCCTATTATAAACCCATCTATGACAGGTTCTAGCGTTGTAAACACCACTTTGAAGCTATTTGGAGTAATCGTGTTGGCTACCCCAAAGATCTGCAGAGTTTTCTCTAATAACGATCCACCAGGCTGAGTGGTGATAATTGTGATCGGATCAAAGAAGTCTAGGTCTAGGGCTGCAATTATGCCTGAGTTGTAGTTATCGGTGTACAGATCAAGCTCTATAGCATCGCATCGAATGCTGGTCTCGGCTCTACTGGCTACATAAGCCCTTGCATAATCTAGGGCTACCGCATCGGTCTGCATAAGTAAATCTTGCAGGTTATAGGAATGTAAAAAATACTTGGTAATACTGGCTGCATTAGATGCGGTCATCGGGCTACCGCCTGTCCTACTGACTGTAGCAGAGTTAAAGACTAAAGAGTCATTTAGTATCCACGTTGCATTGGCATACTTAATACCTGAGCCATCATCTGCAAATACTGTAGGGGTAGCACCGATAGATGAGACAGTTAAAGCCCGATCCTGAAAAGTAAAACTACCGGTAGGGTCTATGTATAAAGCACCATACTCTGAGTCGGTGACAGTTTGCATAGCCTGTAAAGAAGTTCTAGCAGTACCAGGATCTGCTTGCATTGTAGTTAAACCTGCATCTATATCACGCATAGTTGCTGGCCAATCAATCTCATCTAAAATCTGATTTATTCTAGTGCCAGATAAATCTCCAGCAGTAGCACCTGTGACAGTAGAGATCTGTGCAAGGTTGCCTAATCTGAAAGCATCTACAGCTGTGATGGTTGTATAGGCAACCTCTGTAGCATCTTTAGGTTGAGTATTAACGTATGACGTAATAAATCCCGAAAAGATAGGATATGTTATTGATGAGTAGGTAGCAGTTATTTCTACCTTTTTCATCGGTGTCAAAAGTTCAAAATACGGAGAGCCTGGGTTAAGCGGATTAAAGTCGCCATTCTGATCTATGATGCATAAAGTAAGTTGGCCTGTCTGAAATTGATCGGACAAAGCACTACGGCCTCGCTGAGTCTTAACATAATTAACCTGATTACTAACATCTACAATTACGGCTACAGCATCGGCAAAGACGTTTACACCGATCTTGCCTATGTCAATCTGCATAGCCTGAGCAGTTGCCGGGCCAGTAGAGAAGTTTAGTATTGCATTGATTGTAGGTATAGCCACTACAATCCACCTGCATAATTTTGAGCTAATCCATTACGTTGGTTTATTAAAAATGAGTTATACACTAACTGGCCAAACTCACCAGCGTTAGGAGCTAATTCTAAAGTTACATTTGTGTAGTTGGAGCCCTGACTATTAGATGGTTGATTAAATAAACTGTTATCGCCATTAACAACATTAGTGCTTATACCGCCTGGTGCATTTCCAATACCGCCACCTTGACCTGGTGCCATGTTTCTTATTGGATCGTATATTGCTAGGCGTGCAATAGTTGCTCTAAATGCTGCCTCTAAAGCCTCAGCACTTGACTTCATTGACTCAGCCAATTTTCTAGCAGCCTCAGCCGCGTTCATCTCAGCCAGATACTTTTTAGCCAAAGCTTCATTATTATCTAGGATTGCTAACTGTGCTTTAATACGTAATTTAGTTTCCTCATCGGTAGCAGCGTTGAGAGCTGCAGTTAATCCTATGCGCTCTAGATCAAACTGGTCTTTAAGTTTATCTACGGCGGTCTTAGCCTTTAGTTGGTTATTTTCTTGTGTGCGTAGGGTAATAGCTTCTTTGATCTTTTTCTTTTCTTGTATCTTGGCTAACTCAACACCAGCACCTGCACCTAGACTATAACTAAAAGTGCTGGTCTTTTTTCTAATGCCCATCATGTTACCTACAAAGTTAAACACAGCCTTATCTATAGATGCTAACTTCTCGGCCAAGCCTTCTATTAACCCTGTAAATCCGCTTAAACTATTATCCCTACTTAACCTGCTTAAAGAGTCTAATAAACTTCCGCCTATGATTTCACTAGCATTGGCAGCAGCTACTTTTAATTGATCCATCTTGCCAGCATAAGTGCCTAACCTGGCTGTGGCCTGACCTGCAAACTTTGCATCTAACTCATCCATGATCTTATTCATGTCACCACTTGCTAGCGTGGCCTTACTTAATCCTGCACCTAATCTAGTTAAGGCTGTAGTCTGCCCTGAAAACCCTTTGGCAACTGCCGCGCTGACTTCCTCAACGCTCTTACCTGTGGCCGCACTAACATTTAATACTGTGTTTAGAGCCTTCTGACTTTTAGTGATTGATCCACTAGCTGTAAGCAAAGTCTGGAAGGCCGGGCGTAATTGGTCATCAAGCACGCCGTATAACTTCTGCATGTTGGCTATAAAGTATTCTACGTCTGGTGCTGAGAATGCGTAGCCAGTATTCTTTAACTGCATCTCTAATGCTTTAGCGGCAGCTTCATCGGCTACAAATGCTGTGATTGCCTTCTTGCTAAAATTAACAATACCTGCAGCTGTAAATGCTAGGCCAAATGTCCTACCTAAACTCTTGACACTTTTCTCAAAGGATTTGATTTGCTTCTGACCCTTAGTAAGTCCTTTACCATTAAAGGTAGCAATAGCGGAGACGACTATATTGGCCATTATGCAACCTTCTTTTTAACCTGCGTGGATTTATTAAACTTAGTAGCGGTGCTGTTAATTGCATCTACGATCGCTGTATAAACTTTAACGCTATCTTGTGACCATGCTTTATAGATCAAGCGGCCTTTAGTCTTACGGCTTGCCCCACCTACCTGACCCTTAAATCTTGATTGACTTGTTAGCCCACCCATAGCAGTTACAAATTGATACCCGGCGAATGGATTGTTAGAGTCATAGGAGTCGGTTTGTCTGCTCTTACTTCTACCTCTAGTGTCTTTATAAACTTGCTCTGACCCACCACTAATAGATGTAAATGGTGCGCGGCCTTGTGGATTTAATCTACCTGCTGTCTCATATATTCTACCTGCTGCGCTTACGTTGTAGATATAGTTGCTAACCTTAAACCCATTCTTAAATGTTTTATTTTCTCCAGCGTTGTATCCAATACCAGCTTTAATTGTTCGTACATCATATTTAGGGAATGGTTTGTAAGTAATGTCAGCCCCTACTGGTTTAGACCATCCTGATAATACTTGACCTGGCACTAACCTCTTTGCATGACCTGCTATTGCATACATGGGCGGTGCTATAGCTGCTTTAACTTTTGCGTGCATATCCTCATCAATAAAGCTTAGACCATGTAGGACATCCTCAATGCCGACGAGCTCTACTGGCTTTACTGGCATTCTTGATCTCCTTAGCTCTATCGGATAAGACCTGCACGATTGCTCGTAGCATGTCACTATCCATATCTATAAACTCACTAGGCGCGATCCCTGTCTCTACAGATAGGCTTGCGATCGTATATAAGAATGAGTCACGCCCTATTAGTTTTTTTCTTCATCCAATACTTCTACAGTATCTAGAGTCTCTATAAACTCTGATCCAAAGATAGGTACTACAACGTTAGCCCTACGTAAACACTCATGCGCCAAGAAGTAAATCTCGGTCTGCCTTTCGTGGTCACGTAGGACTTTGCTAATACCTGATCCGTACTTAATCTCGAAAGCGTACTCGACACCCGGCGTAATTCGATGCTCTGATACTTCGCCGTTAGCCCTTGTTATCTTTAGCTTTGCCATTACTACTCCTTATGAAGTTGCTACAGCTACTGTGCTGTTGCAGGTA